CGGGAACTACGGGAACTACGGGAACCTCCGGAATATCCACAGAAACTTTAGAAACCTCAATGATAACGTCTTGTACCTTTGCATCAGGAGCACTAGAAGTAGAAGGTGTGACGCGAGCATTGGGTCTAAAGGATGCTCTGGGAAGAATTAGAGGCATTTATGTATACTTCCTAAATTATCGTGAACCCATACACGATGACACGGGCGCAGCGGATGCTAGTATTACTTTAGGTGCCAATGTTAGTTGAACAGCTGGAGCTGGTTGTGCCGGACGAGAAACAGGTGTAAAAATAATATTTCGAGGCATTTGTATTATGCTACAATGAAAATGGAACAATCTAAAGACATTCAATATAATAACAAGAATGGGTGATACAATTATCGGAGTTCAATTTGGAATCGCCAACCCTGAAGAGATTCTGTCTCGCAGTGTTGTTGAAGTAATCACTGACAAGACTTATCAAGCACAACTTCCTGTTCCGGGAGGAGTATTTGATTCTCGATTTGGAGTTATTGAGAATGGTAAGGTATGCCCCACATGTAAGCAAACAAATCTTCTATGCCCGGGACACTTTGGCCATATTACTCTTGCACGACCGGTATATCTATACCAGTTTCTAGATACTGTTCAAAAGATTCTACAGACTGTATGTTTGAATTGCAGCAACCCATATGTTCCAGACGAAGAACTTGAAAAGATTGAGGCAAAGTTTACTGGAATGGACCGTTTTAATGCTGTTCGTGAGCGCACAGCTGCATATAAGACAAAGGAACTCAAATCAACTTCATCATGCATTCACTGTGAGTCACCAGTTATTAAGAAAATTGAGAAAGTAGAAAATACTGTAGCAACTCTTGAAGCAGTCACGTATGATGAAGAAGCAGACAAGATACCTCTACAGCCCGAATTAGTACTTCGTTGCTTTCAGCGTATGTCTAATCGTCATATCACTCTACTCGGGTTCAATCCTAAATTTAGTAGACCCGACTGGATGATTTGCACTGTACTAGCAGTTCCACCGCTTACGGTTAGGCCTTCTGTAGTTATGGATGATAACCAGCGAATGGAAGATGACTTAACACATAAGCTTATTGATATTGTTCGTAATAATCAGCGTCTTCGCGATAAGATTGATAAGGGTGATTCGGCGGATGTTATTGATAAGTACACTGATATCGTGCAGTTTGATGTAGCTACCTATGTTGACAATGATATCAAGGGACTTCCTCCAGCTGCTCAGCGTTCCGGTCGTCCACTTAAGACACTAAAATCTCGTCTTGGCGCAAAGACTGGGCGTGTTCGTGGTAATTTGATGGGTAAGCGTGTTGACTTCTCTGCTCGTTCAGTGATTACACCTGATGCAAATATTGATGTGGATGAACTAGGAGTGCCTGAGGAAATTGCAATGAATCTTACGTTTCCAGAAGTAGTTACCGGTTACAACCGTGACCGGCTAATGACATATATTCGTAATGGAACTGCAAAGTATCCTGGCGCAAAATCAGTATTTCTTCGAGACGACCAGCGTCCTATCTCACTCAAATATGTAAACCCAGAACTTATTGACCTAAAGGATGGTGATATTGTACACCGTCACCTTGTAGACGGCGATGTAGTACTATTTAACCGCCAGCCTTCTCTTCACAAGGGGTCTATGGAATGTCACCGCGTTCGCGTACTACCATACTCAACGTTTCGTCTTAATGTTTCCGCCACAAAGCCATACAATGCTGATTTTGACGGAGACGAAATGAATATGCATGTGCCGCAAAGTATCGCTGCAGCATCAGAAATCAAGTATCTTGCAAGTGTTCTACGTCAGATTGTATCACCTCGTACAAACGCAGCAATTATCTCAGTATTTCAGGATACGCAAACTGGAATTTATCGTCTTTCTCAACCAGAAGTTCTCATTCCCGAACACATTGCGATGAATATTCTGGCACGTATGAAGAAACCGCTTTCAACATACATTCGCCAAAATAAGAACCTATCGGGTCAAGATGTAATCTCGAGTGCTCTTCCTGCGATTGACTTTGCAGGTAAGGTTACTGTAAAAAATGGTAAACTTGTAAAGGGTATCCTTAATAAGGGGGCATTTGCTTCTACCACAGAGGGTCTTGTTCACATGATTTATTCAGATTTTGGACCTGAGCGTGCAGGTCAGTTTATCAATGATATTCAGAATATTGTAACAAAATATAATCTATTCACAGGTTTCTCGGTTGGACCATCTGACCTTGCAACAAATAAGGAAACTGACGAGGTAATCAAGCGTACTCTTGCCGAAGGTCGCCAGAAGGTGTCTGATATTTTATCGGATATTCACTCAGGTAAATTTCTGAATGGGAGCGGACGTCCTGATGGAGAGGAACTTGAAAATCAAATTTTAAATGCATTGAAAGCGGTTGCTTCTACAATCGGCGATGAGTCAATGAAGAGTCTTCCTAAGACGAATCGGATGGTTCAAATGGTTGATTCCGGAGCTAAGGGCTCTGCACTCAATATTACACAAATGTTGGGTCTTCTTGCCCAACAACAGGTAGCAGGCAAGCGTATTCAGTATACGCTTCAGGACCGCACACTTCCTCATTTTACAAAGTTTGATGACGGTATGGAATCACGCGGATTTGTAGAGAACAGCTTTATTACTGGTCTACGCCCTGCCGAGTTCTTCTTTCACGCAATGGGTGGACGTGAAGGTCTTATTGATACAGCAGTAAAGACATCGGATTCAGGATATATTCAGCGCCGTCTTGTGAAAACAATGGAAGACCTGCATGTTGCGTATGACGGTACTGTTCGTAATGTGAATGGTTCCATATTCCAACATCACTATGGCGGAGATGGTGTAGATAGTGTTTATACTGAAAATCAGCCAATCGAGCTACCTGTAATGTCAATGGAACAACTATATCATGACTTTGGTGCTTCAAAGGCTGATTTTGAAGCCGTGGTAAATGGTGCGATTGGTGAAAGTCCGCCTGACTTAACTGAGCAGCTACTTCGTGACCGAGATTCACTTGTTAAGAATGTATTTCGGTTTAAGAAAGGTTCATCGGTAATGTCACCTGTTCCCCTTAAGCGCCTTTGTGAGAAGTTTAATAATCCATATGCAACTAAAACTGATTTAACACCTGAATATGTTGTCGCCGAACTAGAAAAGTTCTCTTCACAAGCATGGATTCAACACAATAAGCTATTTCATATTCTGTTGCGATACTACTTGGCCCCCAAAAAGTCAATTATTAAAATGCGTCTCAGTCAGGCAATGTTTGATGAACTCCTCACGGAGATTCGCTTTCGCTATATCAAGAGTCGTGTACATCCTGGTGAGATGGTGGGAACGCTTGCAGCCCAGTCGATTGGAGAGCCTACTACTCAGCTTACACTCAACACGTTTCACTCTGCTGGCACAGCTAAGGCAAATGCTACTGCCGGAGTTCCTCGTATTGTAGAACTTCTCGGTGCATCACACAATCCAAAGAATCCTGGTAACATTATCTATCTCGACCCAAGCATTGCTGGTTCACAAGTAGCAGTCATTTCAAAGATGAAAGATATTCAGAAAACTACACTCCGTGATATCACTAAGTCTGTTAGAATTTATCATGACCCAAACCCTCTTTCAACAAATACAGCAGTTCAAGAAGACCGTGAAATTTTACAAACATACGAGAAGTTCTCGGTAACGCAAGGAAATACGTGTGTATCTCCTTGGATTATGAGACTTGAGCTAGATACGATGGAAATGGCTGCTCGCCAAATCATTGATATGACACTCATTCAAACAAAAGTTGAAAATAATAAGGTTCTTCGCGTATTTAGTTGTGTTCATACGGATACGAATTCTCCAGATAAGATGGTTCTTCGAATCGTATTTGGGTCAGATATGGTGAAGAATGCTCTATCTCTTCGTTTTATCGAAGACAAGCTTCTCGATACTGTGCTACGAGGCGTAGAAGGAATCGGACGCGTATTTGTTCGTGAAGTGAATGATGAACTCATATATGATGAAAAGGTCGGAGGATATACTCCTCAGAAGCAATATGTACTTGATGCCGAAGGAACAAATCTTCTTGACCTTGCTACAGTTCCAAATGTTGACCCTCTGCGTAACTGGTCAAATGATATTCATGAAATTCTAGACGTCTTTGGAATTGAGGCAGTCCGTGTGGCTCTCTACGAAGAGTTCATGGAAGTATTTAAGTCTGGCGGCGAATCAGTGAATTATCATCATATGATTACACTTGTAGATACAATGACCTACTTAGGACGTATTATGGAGGCTAACCGATTCGGAATGAATAAGGGTGAGAATGGCGTTCTGGCCAAGTCTTCATTTGAGGAGACGTCTAAGATTCTATTTAATGCCGCACTTTCTGCTGACTTTGATAACATGAAGGGTGTGTCTGCAAATATTATGTTCGGACAGAAACCTCCTTGTGGTACTGGATTTGTAGATATTCTAGTTGATGAATCAAAGCTCCCCGAAGGAACTGAAGAAGACCTATCAGTCTTTGAAGCGGATCTTGCAGCTGCAAATGCGCGAGTAGATGCAGAGGATAGAAAGGATGCAGAGCAGGGAGGTGTTCGCATGGAAGATATTGCAATGGAGTGGTAGAAAATGAAATTACTTGATACAAATATTAGGTTGTAATATGTATGTGGCAGATAAATACAAAATATACACCTCTGAGGAGGTGTCAGCATTCGTTAAAAAGTTTGATACAAGTAATCCAAAATGGAGTGATCTTTTAACAATTGATTATTTCTACAATAATCACATGGCAGACTACGACGGCGGACTATCATTTATTGACCGTATATATGATAAGCTTGGTCATTTCCATCCTGAATGGAATGTTGCTGATCTAAAAAACTGTATTAAGTTATCAAAAAATCCGGAAGATGTATATGGTGATATTATCCAGTTTATGTTTCTAGAACTAAGTGATATTCTCTACTATGGCGTCTAAATACAGTAGACATAACTAAATAAAATGGACCCAATCGTTCAAACTGTTATTGCAAAATTTCAGCAACGGTCTGAATTAGGTCAGAAAAAATACAATACAACATTGGAGGCGAATAATGCACCATTTTTAGATTGGGTGAATCATATGCAGGAGGAACTCATGGATGCTATTCTATATCTTGAAAAGATGAAGGTAACCTACCAACTCCAGGAACCTCCAAATCCACTCTGATACACTGCCAATGATTTAGGGTATTTTTTCTTTAGGCAGCCATGCAATAGTTTATCATCTCCAGTAATACATTGATTTGGTTGAGCAGGTCGGTATTCGGAGTCATTCACCATAAAAGGATATATCTTCTCCGTGTCAATGATATGTACATTGTCACGTGGCTTGATTCCTTTACGAAAAAAATATGGTCCAGTTTCAGTATTTATACGAACATTATAGAAATCAATATCATCCAAAGTTACTGGATGAAGAAGACGTTTTAGAACAATACATCCGGGAACACATGCAAAAAATCCATTAGAAATATAGTGTCCTGAACCTCCCTTACATTTGAGTCCGCACGGGTCTTCGTTTGCAGTAACTAGCTCAAAATGTTTATGTTTTTCAATATACTTAAAAAATTCATCGCTCACTTCAAAAAGCGAGTCCATATAAATACCGCCAAATCTGTGTAGTAATTCATATCGTGCTAAATCCGCAACTTGTGCATATCTAGATTGTCCTAACTCTTCACCAACTTCCATAGATTGTTGAATATAGGTATAAGTAATAGGTAGCATTTCTATCTTCAGGTCATCATTCGTCCATAACTTATAAATAAACCCATTTTTTTCAGCACAGTCTCTTGCGCCCTTCATTAGGTTGTATCGAACTGATGATTTATCAAGAGCATGACCAAACCATATCTGATGAAATACTTTTGGAATTTCACGTTTTACAGAAACATAAACTGGTTCATTAAAAAAATGTGAACGTTCACGTGGCTTTAGAGTATTTCCTTTTTTGTTATAAATTTTTTTGCAAATATCTTGTGTTTTTGAATAGAATACCAAAAGATTACGCTTTAGTTCAATTTGTAAGTCGGTTAATTTAGAATCAACACCGAATGTTTTTATTTCTGGAAAATGTTTCTTTACCAACCGATGAATTGTCCGATGATGCTCATGACCGTATTCTCCAATATCATTATGCGTTAGAACTAGTTTCCAAGGATGTTTTGCTAATTGTGTTAAACCATGTTCAAAGGGACTTCCATAAAATTGTTTATCTGACTCGGACGGGTCATCCGTATATTCTTCTTTAACATCATACATCACGTAACGAGTTACATTGCAAAATGACATAGTGCGATAAAATTCAAGTGAGCGTATAGGGTCGCTTAGATGTGAGGCACACACTACAAACCACCCAGGTTCCATTATTAGGTTAATACCTCCCCATAAGACGTCATCATCTGGATGAGCGACTATAAGGAGTTTGTCAACATCCATTATTTAATTCATTGATTTTAGTTACCATGTTTAATTGCTGTAAGCAAGACCACCCATGCCAGACATTACGCGTAGAATGTTGTAATTAATAGCGTAGACACGGATATCAGCATTATATACATCAGTATTAGATACCTGCTTCTTACCATCAACGCTGAATACTAGTGTTGCGGTATCAATTCGGGAGAAGTTGCAGGTGCCAGAAGGTTGGTGCTCTTCGGGTTTGATTGCGAATGAATACATGTAGACACCTCCTGCCATCTTTCGCGTGTCAGTTGTGGGAGCGGGAGTAGCAACGCCATATCCATTGTCACCATCGGCAAACCCGATACCACTGTGGTGCTGGAAAGGCTGTACTGCGGCATAGTATGCTCCGGGTAGAGATGGCACACGGTCTTGCCCGTTGAGCTGAAG